ACGGCCAGGATGGCGTGATTCTAAATACGAGCACAAATTAGTCACTGAGTCGCTTTGCCCTCAGATTCAAAAATCTACTTTGCTAAGTAGAAAGGGTTATATCGTCTTGCAAATAATAAGAAAAAAAGTAAATATAAAGAAACATTTATTAAATACTGGGCGAGGCTTGCCGAGCCATAGGAGTGAGAGATGAGCGGTAAAGGAAGTAAACAGAGACCGACCAATAAGGTTGAGTTTGACAAAAACTTTGACAATATTTTCGGAAACAAAGATACTAAGGTTTCTAAACCAACGGGGAAGTGCGATGAAAGAGTTAAGCGAAAAACAGCTACTAGAAGAAATTAAGAAAAAGTTTGAGTACCGTGATGGTAACTTGTACTGGCGAGAAGGGAATGGCCGAAAGTCTGGCAAGCTAATACGCGGCGGCATAGGTTTGTACAAGGTTTGCGCCGTAAACAGAGTTCCCTATTATCAGCATAGGCTCATTTTTTTATATCACCACGGGTACATGCCTAAGTACCTGGACCACATCAACAACGACCGGCATGATAACCGGATCGAAAATTTGCGTGCTGTATCTGCGCGGCAAAACCAGCACAACAGGTCGATCAATAAAAACAGCACCAGTGGCGTGAAGGGCGTATGCTTGCATAAACCTTCAGGCAAGTGGATGGCTCAGGTAGAATGTGATTATAAAAAGTATTATTGTGGGCTGCACGATAATCTAGGAGATGCGGCGCAGGCCATCAAGGATTTGCGGGAAAAGCTGCACGGCAAATTTGCTAACCACGGATAAGGGGAAAACATGTTATTAAATACTAAAGAAGACTGGCAGCCAGATGAAGCTGACACTATCGCCTGGCAGAGAGCGTATCCTGCTGTCAATGTTCACCAAGAGCTCATGGCAATGGAGTCCTGGTGCGACGCGAATCCAACTAAACGCAAAACAAAGCAGGGCATCAAGCGCTTTGTTAACTCTTGGCTAGCCAGGGCGCAGAACCAGGGCGGCTCTCCGATGGCCAAGAAGGCTGGCAAGAATGAAAGCATAAGGGCTAAGTCTATCGACATGCAGATGACTGATATTAGCTGGCTTAACACTGAAGACCAAATTTCGATGAAACAGTATTATCTTGACAAGTTTGGCTTTTATTACGATGGGGAGCTCAAGAATGCCTGACAAGCGATTAGAGCCCAGATCGTCTGGCAAACATCCAAGAAAGTACAAGTTCACTGGAACCCATGACAACCTGGTGACCGGCAAGCTGTACACGTTGCGCGAGATATCAACACTGACCGGCGTTCAGAACAAGACAATGCACTCCAGGATGGTAGGCAGGGCTGAGGTTGGCGACAGGCAGGTAAGGGAAGTTGACGACGCATATGGCGGTATTGGCAAGTCGAAAGACAGCCTATATGATCGCCTGGAGACCAGCACAATGAAGCTGTCGGACAAGTTTTTGAGGATGAAGTTATGAGCCAGGGAGACCACGTTAAAATATCCCACGCAAGTGAAGTGGAAAAAAAGGCTCCGCACCTTATCAAGCGCCTGCAGGACTGGGATTACTCTATCCCTTTATCAATCAAGCTGGAGCCGTGGGTGGATACCAGGACGCTGGACCAGAACGCATTATTTCACAAGTGGTGCCGGGAGCTGAGTGACAAGTTTATAGCGAAAATCCCTGACGCTACGCCAGATGGCGTTAAGTGGATGATGAAGCATAAGTTCCTGGTGACCAAAACAATTAAGGTTGGGCAGACCACCCTCAAAGACCAGATACAAAGCACCGCAAGCCTGAAGAAAGGAGAGATGTGTTTTTTCATGGACCAGGTATACGCCTGGGCGATTGAGAAAGATGTTTATTTATCTTTACCAGAGTACAATGAGTACACTGAATTAAAGCGAAAGCAGGAACAATAGAATGTCCAAACTAAGCGCCAGTAAGTTAATTAGCTTTGCAGCAACTGAACGCCAGGCCGATATATGCCAGGCTGTTATTAATCACGGAAGCAACAACAAGGCAGCGAAAGCCCTGGGATTGGATCGGCGCACTGTAGATAGGACTTTAAGAGCTATTGAGGGCAGGGCTGCCAGTAAGGCAGTGGCGCCGCACCGCAATGTAGACAATGAGACCATGGAGGGCTTTGAGGCTAAGCGAGTTTCGACTGCTTTCAACTCTGATGGCGACATCGCTCTGCAATGGGTTATCCAAGAGCCATTGAAGCGCAGCCTGCAAGAGAAGGTTGAGGCGATGATGGAGGGCATGAAGGATGACCTGGCTGGATTTAAGAAGCCGGTCAAGGCGCCAAAGAAAGTTAATGCTGATTACCTCGCCACTTTTATCATCGGTGACCACCATTACGGGATGCTCGCGGACGCTGCTACCAAGCTGGATAACGACGACTGGGATATCAAGATAGCGACCAAGGTTCTTATTGACGCTGTTGACAGGCTGTTAGCCAGGGTAGGTGACTGTGAGACCGCGATCCTGTTGAACGTGGGTGACTTTTTCCACGCCGACTCAAGCAAAAACGAGACCACCGCTGGAACCAGGGTAGATGTAGATACTCGCATTGGTAAGACATTTAAACTGGCTGGTAGGTTGTTTCAGATGTTGATCGACAAGATGCTGACGGTCCACAAGAACGTCATAGTAGTAAATGTGCGGGGCAACCATGACAGCGACATGGCCTGTCATCTATCTAGCTGCTTGGAGATTCTGTATCAGAAAGAGCCCAGGGTAAATGTGCTAGAAAACTACTCAAAGTTTTTGCATTACGAGTGGGGAAATAATATGTGGGTCTACCACCACGGGGACCGGATAAAGCCAGAGCAAATACTACAGACGGTTATCAAGAATCTGGACAACGAGTGGTCATCGCATAAGAATCGGTACTGTCTCCTGGGGCATATCCACCACCATGTCAGCCGGGAGTATGGCAGCATGCAATTCTCCTGGTTCGGCAGCCTGACTTCTACAGACCAATGGCACTCAGATTCGGGATATGGATCAGAGCGGAGCATGACGGCTATTGTCTACCATAAAAAATACGGTGAAGACTCCAGAGTGAAGATCACAGTGGAGGCTTTGGATGGGTGATGTTATTTCGCTGCATAAAAAGAAGACCCACATTAAAAGGCTTTATTGTGAATGTGGAATCGCTCTGTCGTATTGGATTGATGATCACGGTGATAGTTATGGTTTATGTCATCGCTGCGATCTTGATACGCCTGATGAAATTAAAATCCAAATTGAGGAGAATACAGAATGAAGCACGCTACAAACGAAGACTGGCGACGATTAAAGGAATCTATACCAGCTATCGAAGATTGGCCAGAAGATGATGCGGTCAACAGCCCCAGCCATTACAGAACCGGCGGCATCGAGTGCATCGAGGCCATTGAGGAGTCTATGACCCCAGAGGCATTTCGCGGATATCTAAAAGGCAACTGCATGAAGTATCTATGGCGGTATACCTATAAGCATAAGAACAACCCGGTCGAGGACCTGCAGAAAGCTCAGTGGTACCTGGCGAAGCTAATCAGCAGCGAGATATTCGACGATGCCGATTAAGCGCGACGCTGCAGACAAGTGGTTTAGTGACGTAGTAAGGCAGAAGGCGGGCTACCAGTGTGAACACTGCGGCAAGCAGGACGGAAGGATGGAGTGCGCCCACATCTGGGGCAGGGCGGCTAAGTCGGTTCGCTGGTCTATGGACAACGCACTATGCCTGTGCCATTACTGCCATAAAGTGTTCACGGCTAATCCGCTCGACTTCAGTGTATGGCTGGAGTCGCATCTGGGCCAGGGCCACCTGGATATGCTTAGGGAGAAGTGGCAGGTGCTGATGCCAACCAACAAAAAGCTCAGGGCAGAGATAGCCAAGCACTACCGGGAAGAGCACGCCAAGATGCTCCAGGATGAAGATTACCAGCCCACCTCATATAACTAAAGGCTCTAACCAGGGCCCTTTTATTCCAAAGTGTTGTAATCGAAAAGCTTGACAGTTTATTTGTTGGGGGGTATTATTACACCTCAATCAAAAAACAAAGGGCAGCAAAATGGAATATCAAATCAATCAAAAAGTTTGGGTAAAGTGCGCTGGCAGTGATTGCTGGGTGACTGGAATTGTTACTGGGGTAACCGCAAAAAGAGTGCGCTAGAAAAAATTAAAGGAGATTCAAAATGACTCGCACTCTACCGACTCCATCATTAGAGGACATATTGGACCAGTTTTTCTACGCGTCAGAAACTCCTTCACGCGAACTGTTGCATAAATTAATAGACAAATACCCTCAGTACAGCCATGAGCTTGCTGATTTTGCTTTGCATTGGAGTTTAACGGAGCCTACGGATGATTCGATTTTAGTTGGCAAGGATGTATCTGAAGAAGGGTTGTTATCTGTCAGAAGCAAAGTGCTTAATACTCTCTATGAGAATTCCAATGCAGATGCTATAGATGTAATCAAAACAAATATACAAGGAGAATAATATGAGAATCAATGAATGTTGTTTAAAGGATATCAAGGCCCGTGAAGCCAAGCTGCAAGAAGTGGCTGAATCTAGGGCTGGATTCGTAGGCGCGGCTATACTGCTTATTTTGTACGGGATAGTCTCTAACATGGAATACTATGACTGCGTTAATCTGGGGGTGTGCTAATGTCTTACAAAGTATTGAATGACGCTGTTGGCCTTATACGCGACGAAACCCCAATGTGGGAGGGCAGCTATCAGGAACTGCCAGACAAGACTAAGGACGGACTTATCGCTCTCTGGTTAATCACCCACCCGACTTGGATGGATGACGTATTTCCTCACACGGTTAGCGATAAGCCCTTGCTGGCATTAGAAGCGATATACAGTGAGGACGCTACCTCTAGGATGGCTGCAGCAATGTTCCGCGATGCTGCTGACAGGAACGCTAAAGATGTTGACAATGATGCTTACTTGTCGGAGGCTCTGGACGACTTTGAGGCAATACTGGATACCCCAGATTTTCTTGAAGAGATCAGGCATCAGTTATACATGTACCTGGAGCCTAGTATGGAAGAGCTTGTAATGGATTCGTTCCAAGACCTTAACCATTTAGACAGACTAGTTATGGGGAGTCACTAATGGACGTTAAAACGCTAATTTATGAGGCTAACGCTTACGCTGACAAAGCCATCAGGCAGTCTTACATCGAGGCAAAAGCCAGTAGTTTTAGAGCGTGGGTCACTGAGCCGGTAGTAGTGTATAAGATACACCTTATTGCCACGACCCTTTTGCTAGCCGCTTTTGTAGGGTACGAGCTAATGATTTACCCCCTAAGCTGAGGTCTCCCTTGACCTTTTGACCTGGCCTAGTCCACCAGGAGCTGCAACGGACTATTATTTACCAAGTCGAGTGATGCTATGAGAGTAAAAATATATCAATTGATCGAGCAAATAGTGGAAGTGGGTGCAGAGGCTGGCTACAACAGGGCGCACAAACATACCGATACGCCTAATCCTGAGACAATAAAGCAATGCATACAGGAATACATAATGAATGGCTTTGACGAACACTTTGAGTTTGATTTAGAAGAGTAGTATCCGACACAATTTTCTAGGCTCGTTAAAAGTCGTTGCGAGCCTTACCCCCACCCCTCAGACCGTTTTGTACTTGGCTGGGGGGTTTTTTATGCATTACAATGTATATTGCAGCATTCATTTAGGTAGTTTTAGTCATTATTGCACACCGAGACTGTGCATATCATTAATGGTATAAGCTAAATAATAAACTGTCATTTCCGATCATATCTGGGTATCTATACAATGCGCACCTAATTAACTGAGAGGTGTATTGTGGTACTGTACGGAGTAATTGTAGTAACTATAGGTCTTCTGGCAATAGCGAGGGAAGACCTGGTCTAATCTGTGATCCGAAAGGTTTACATCCGCAGCAAAAACATGGACAATGCCTTTATTCTATTGACATAGAGGTGTCTTATGGAAAATTTAAACTTATCAAAAAGTCTTGAAGACTGCTTTGAGTGGGAGCTCAATGATCAGGTCATTCGCTTTGACTCGATAATTGAGTCGCTGATGAGCACTGACGTGCCACGATCACAGTTCCGCGATGAGCTGATTGACTGGCAAGACGACGTAGCCAACCTGGTGGATGAGGTATCAGCCCTGGAGCCTTACGAGGGATTCCGGGATTTTGCGTTAATGGCAGAAGAGCTGTTTGGGACTGAGGTTTAGTCTAGTGCGTAAATTATCTGTTGGGGGTATAATCGGATGATGATTAAACTGACGACAGATGAAGACGTCCATGAGGCCGATATGGACCTGGTCCGAGACTACGCTGAGGCGTTAGTGGACCGGGATAAGCAAATGATGATTGAGGTGCTGTACCTGACTCACCAGCGCATGGAAAGAATATGCCGGTGTTTTGAGGTTAACTGCACTTGTGACCTAAAATGAGACCTTCAATATTTACAGATGAACTAGCCGCTGACATATGTCGCAGGCTATCCCTTGGTGAGAGCGCCAGGCAGATATGCCGGGATGACAGCATGCCTGTTATGTCTACGTTAATGAAATGGTTGACAGAACCTGACAAAGTCGCATTTTCGGAGCAGTACGCGAGAGCCCGTGACTGCCAGGCTGACTTCTACGCTGATGAGATCATCGACATAGCAGATGAGCTGGGTGAGGGGGTGGATTCTAACGCCATCAACATAGCCAAGCTGCGCATTGACGGAAGGAAGTGGAAGGTTGCCAGGATGTCGCCCAGGAAGTATGGAGACAAGCAGCAGATTGATCACACATCGTCTGATGACTCGTTCAAGCCCACGGTGATTAAGCTAGTGGCAGAGCCATTACCAACCAATGACTGATACTGCAGAGATTCGGCTCCCTCCCAAGATAGTCGAGGTCTTTGAAGGTGAGGCCCGGTATAGAGGCGCATACGGTGGCCGAGGGTCAGGCAAGACCAGGTCTTTTGCCCTGATGACTGCAGTGGCTGGGTACAGGCATGGCATGGCAGGTAACAGCGGCCAGATACTCTGCGCACGAGAACACCTAAACTCCCTAGATGAATCATCCCTGGAAGAGATCAAGTCTGCCATCAAGGCGGTCCCCTGGCTTCTGTCGTACTATGAGATAGGCGAGAAGTTTGTCAGGTCCAAGGATGGCCGTATCAACTATGTATTCGCCGGTCTACGCCGCAACCTGGACTCGATCAAGTCAAAGGCCAGGATCATTATCGCCTGGGTGGATGAGGCTGAGGGTGTATCTGATGCAGCCTGGCAGAAGCTAATCCCAACGGTCCGAGAGGACGACTCTGAGATATGGGTGACCTGGAACCCTGAGACCAAGCACTCAGCAACGCATAGGCGCTTTCGCGTCAACCCTCCCCAGGACAGCAAGATATGCGAGATCAACTGGCAGGATAATCCTTACTTCCCCAAGGTCCTAGACAACGAGCGCAAAGAAGACTTTAAGCTGCGCCCGGATGATTATGGCCATGTCTGGGACGGGGAGATGAAGATACACGCCGATGGCGCCTACTACGCTGTAGAGATGCGAGAGGCTAAATCTGAGGGCAGACTAACTAACGTGCCATACGACCGCGCTGTTGGCGTTGTAACGGCCTGGGACTTAGGGGTAGGTGATAGTACCTCTATCTGGTTTGCGCAGTTTGTAGGGGCTGAGGTGCGCCTTATCGACTACTATGAGAGCAGCGGTGTAGGTCTGGACCATTATGTCGCCCTGTTAAACTCAAAAGGCTATGTATACGAGAGCCATGTACTGCCGCACGATGTCAGGGTAAGGGAGCTAGGCTCAGGTAAGTCTCGCCTGGAGACACTTGGCGCCCTGGGGGTGAGGCCAATCACTATAGCTCCGCAGTTGATGGTTGATGATGGCATACAGTCTGTGCGCTCTATGCTCCCCAGGTGCTGGTTCGATGAGGAGAAGTGCGAGCGAGGCATTGATGCTATCCGGCAGTACCGTCGAGACTATGACGACAAGGGCATGACCTGGCGTGGACGACCTCTACACGATTGGACCTCTCACTGCGCCGATGCGCTGCGATACTTGGCTGTTGGGTACAAGCCCACATCATCTAGCTGGGGTGAGCCACTACGCCGTAACCTGCAAGGCATTGTTTGATCAATATGATATAATCGGCCTTTTTAGGGCTGCTGGACTTTAGAATGTCAAAAATCATTAGAGGCGCAAAAGGGCTAATGGAGTTGCTAGACAACCCTGTCATCGACCCTGCAGAAGTCAACCGCAAATATTCCAATAGCACCGCAAAAGTATTAGAGCCTTTTTACCGCCCTAACATTGCGAACGATGTTCGCACGTTCGATCAGCCGCCGTTTAGGTTGTCGCAACTAGAAGGTCGCGGCGTTATGTTCCCTGAGTCAGACGTAACCGCCGCGGGTTATGACCTAGTAGGCATAGGAAACAAGCCTTTAGCCAGGCCGGTAACAATGGAGACTGGGGTTGACCATATCTTTTATGCGCCTGATAACGCCCTCTGGAAAAATGATGCTAGCGTTGCCAATAAATACTTAAAG